GTCCTGCTAGGCCGCTAACTCGTGTTTTCATTTGTGTTTCCCATGACAAAGACTCGGATAAGACGAACATACGCCTCCCTACGTAGTCAGGAAGCTTAAGTTTGTTTCACAGCTCACGAAGATCGGAGCTAAAACCTAGAATAGAATAAAGTCTGCCTTCAACTAAGTCGTCCAGCTTAGGAAGTCTAGGCAACAAACCCCGCGTAGTGCAAGCACTAGCGAACATCTTATCACGATCACGAATTGGTTCTCCATTGATTCACAATGAACCAAGGAAACTCACTTTGTTTAGACCCGGAACGCTAGAACCATCTTCATCTAAATTTAGTGTCATACCAAGATCAAGCATAGATTTAATTATCAATTTTACATCTAGGGGATGGCTGGCGGCCAGCATGACATCATCTCCATGCACAACGATCCTAGTCACCAAATGGTCGATTTTATTGACATGTAATACATATCAAAACATCAGTAAATTACAAATAGAACCAAAGATATTCGTAAAGTATGAACCTGATGGTAGTCCTCGCTGCCTTACAAACACGCCAGTACGCGGATGGTACGTCTTGCCACCCAACAGGTTGCAGACAACAGCCTCTCATAGCTTCCTCAAAGGAAGGGCCCTGGGCGCGAGAGTCTCTCAGATGATTTCGCTTGCCGTAGCGATAACTTCTAAAGGAACAACCTGGTCGTATTTAGAATAATCAAAAGAGTAAACATATTGTCCGACGTGTTTGTTCACTTCTTTTGCAATCTGAAGTTGTGTCTTACCGACAAAGACAGAGCTGTCCTCAGAAGCAGTGAATCACTTAGTGATGTTCGCACCGAACATAGTTTCAACGACAGTTCACTGCCAAGATGGGGCGAAGAAGATTCTGAACCCAAAATCTCCACCATCTTTTGCTCTTGCTGTAGTAAATATAGAAAACAGAGTTTCGTTAAGGTCCTGGACCCGAAAGCTTCGAGATGCAACTTCGTCGATCAATTTTCTAATACCTGACAAGAAGAAGCGTTTTCGGCGATAGTGTGGATAACCTGATGATGCCCTCAGATTCAAGACAGATAACAGGACTGTCTTATCCTGTTCCACACTAAGAGTTGGAACGCCGAAAGGGAAAGCAGATAACACAGTGGAGCGGATAGCTCGAGCCCAACAAGTTGGGTCAAGACGGATAGTCTTCTTCTGCGTTATGCGTTCGAACGCAGCCTTGAAACTTGCGGAGATAGCCGAGTCTGAGTTAACTTTCTCGATGTTATCTTCAAGGCTGCAAGTGATTAGACCTCGACGTTTAACGAGGTCGTAGATCGGCTTGAAAAGCCGAACTGGATAAATATTGTTCAAACGATTACGAATGAAGTCGGTCTCTTTGAACATGGATAAACGCGACGAACCAATACATACTTCAACAAAACGTTTAATTTCGGCTCTTTTCCCGATGACACGTTTGGCCACCCCGTTGACAGGTTGCTTATCTAAAAGCATTTCCTTTAAATTTAAATTTTCTC